CGCCTGACGCAAAGCGACCGGCAGGCGGTCATCCCGACCGTCACCGCCAGCGCGCCCATCCCGATCCAGCACTAAGCCAGCGCGACCCTGTGGGCGCATGTGGTCGTGCGTATGTGGCGCGCAAAGATCCTGAGGCCCAGATGAGCGACACCGCGACTGCCCGGCAGATTGGCGGGGATCACTACAAGGGCAAGGCCATCCAGCCTGTCGAATATATCCACGCAAACGGCTTGGACTTCTTCGAGGGCAACGTGGTCAAGTACGTCACCCGCTGGCGATCGAAGGGCGGCACTGCCGACCTGCAGAAGGCCAAGCACTACATCGAACTCCTGATCGAACTTGAGGGCCGCAAGGCCTGAGCAACTGAAAGCGGCGACCCGGCAACGGACCCGTGGAGATGCTGATATGGCTGTTTTTACCGACCACGAGCGAACCCAGTGGATCGAGCGCGAGTTCAACGAAATGATTGCGTTGGGTTTTACGCCGATCCAAGCACAAGCTGAATTCCACCGTAAGCGCGCCCTCACCAAACTAGAGGACGAATAGTGGCCGGCGTCGCTAACCTCACCAACGCGGGCAAGGGTCGTCCGAAAGGTGTCCCGAACAAGCGGACCACGTTGCTCAAGGACGCTATCCTTGAGGCCGCCACCAATGCGGGCGGTAAGGCTGGGCTGGTCGGGTATTTGCAAACGCAAGCGCGCGACAATCCCGCTGCGTTTCTTACGTTGGTCGGCAAGGTGCTTCCACTGCAGGTTACCGGTGATGATGGCGGTCCGATTCAAGTGACGCGCATCGAACTCGTGCCGCTGACGGATGGCGAATAACACAGCGCAGATCGCGCTCCCGCCGAAACTGATCCCGGTATTTTCGGGCAAGGCAGATGTTCGCGGCGCCTACGGTGGGCGAGGTTCAGGCAAGACCCGCAGCTTCGCCAAGATGGCGGCAGTTCGGGCGCATATGTGGGCCCAGGCTGGGCGCGAGGGGATTATCCTTTGCGCCAGGCAGTTCCTGAACTCACTGGCAGATAGCTCGCTGGAAGAGATCAAGGCTGCAATCCAGTCGGAACCGTGGCTAGCACCGCATTTCGACATTGGGACCAAATACGTTCGCACGATTTGCGGGCGGGTGACATTCACCTTCGCGGGTCTCGATAGCAATATCGACAGCATCAAGTCGAAGTCGCGCATTTTGCTCTGTTGGGTGGACGAAGCTGAGCCTGTCTCTGACGAGGCATGGACCAAGCTGATCCCCACGCTGCGCGAAGAGGATAGCGAGCTTTGGGTAACGTGGAACCCTGAGAGCGAACGGAGTGAGACGCACAAGCGGTTCCGTCTTTCGGTCGATCCGCTCTACAAGATCGTCGAGCTGAACTACCGCGACAACCCGCGCTTCCCACAGGTGCTCGAACGGCAGCGAGAACGTGATCTGGCTGAGCGGCCGGAGAAATACGAACACATCTGGGAAGGTGGCTTCGTCCAGGCATTCGACGGGGCATATTTCGCCACGGATCTGTTGAAGGCTCGGCAAGAGAGCCGGATCGGCTTCGTGCCTGCCGATCCGCTGATGATGTACCGCGCATTCTGGGACATCGGGACGCGGGACGCCACGGCGATTTGGGTTGCGCAATTCATCGGTGCCGAGGTCCGGACGCTGAACCATTACGAGGCGGTTGGCCAGCCACTGGCTACGCACCTGAACTGGCTGCGATCGTCAGGCTACGGCGCTGCTCAGTGCGTTCTGCCGCATGACGGTGCAAACGAGAACCACATCACGGCCACGCGCTTCGAGGACCACATCAAGGCAGCGGGCTTCGAAACCCATATCGTCAAGAACCAGGGTAAAGGCGCAGCGCTCAAGCGAGTAGAAGCCGCGCGCCGCCTGTTCCCCAGCATCAGGTTCAACGAGGCGACCTGCAAGCCGGGGCTGGACGCGCTGGCCTGGTATCATGAACGCCGAGATGATCACCGGGGCATTGGGCTTGGGCCTGAGCATGATTGGTCGAGCCATAGCGCGGACGCTTTCGGGCTCATGTGCATCGCGCACGCAGAATTGAACGTCAGCGGGTGGGGGTCGTCGATCCGTCAGCCCGCAAGAGTAGTCTAGGACGGGAAATCCAAAGGAGTGAATATCATGGTTGCAAAGAAAGGCCCCCCCTCGGCTCTCGAAGGCGGACAGGGTTCGCCCGGCAAGACGCCACTCTCGGGCGATGCCGGCACCGACGACAAGGGCGCGATCAGCTACAGCGTCCAGGTCCACGACGACGAGAACGGGCTGCAGGTCAAGTACGTGAGCGCCAAGAGCGGTGACGAAGCCGCGCAGAAGGTGCTCGCCAGCCACGGTTACAAGGGCGCCTCGATCCGTGGCGTGACGCCAGCCAGCGATCCCGATGCCAACAGCCTGGGCGGCGAGCGCGATGCTGCGATCATGTACCAGAACGCCGAGAACGCGGGCAGCGTGATCAACTCTCTCGGCACCGAGGCGAACGCCAAGGCCGTGGCAGAACTCGCCAAGGCCGATGTCAAGGAACTCGGCGAATGAGCGTGAAGGAAGGGGCCGTTCTCCACGAGGTGAACAGCCCGACCGCATCGACCTTGGGCAACCCCAAGTTCGGCCCGAGCGGCGAGATGACCTATCGTGTCACCATGGCCTCGGCGACCGGTGCGTTTGCCGTCGACGTCCAAGCTTCGACCGGTGACGGCGCGGCGGACGCGGCGCACAGCAAGCACCCTGGGCTCAAGGTCACGCACGTCGAGCCGGCGCCCCAGGCCCGCGCCGCATGAGCATGATCCCGGCGTCGGACTTCCGCGAATTGGTGGTTCGGCGCCGGGATGCTTGCGTCAAGTTCATATCCGACAAGCCATCCAAGGACCGTCGCGCGGCAATGCGCTATTATCGGGGCGACAACCTCGATGATTACGGCGACAGCGGCGATGGGCTTTCCAGCGTCGTCAGCCGCGACACGATGGAGGCGATCGAGAGCATGATGCCGCCACTCATTCGCCCGTTCGTGGCGGGTGAAGAGGTGGTGTCGTTCGACCCGTTCGAAAAGGGTGATATCGAATCCACCGAACAGGCGACCGATTACGTCAACCACGTGTTCCGGCGCTACAACAACGTGCTCGACGTCGCCCAGACCGGGCTCAAAGACGGGCTGCTATTTCGCCTCGGCGTCGCCAAGACGGTGATGGAGGAAAGCGAAGACGGCGCCCCTGAAGAGTTCGACGGGCTCGACGAAATGCAGCTGCAGGCGCTGCAGGCGTACGCACAGCAGAACAAGCGCGAGCTGGCAGGCGATATCCGCCAAGACCCCGAGACGCTGCTTTACAGCGCCACGCTGGCCCCTCGGAAGGTCAAGAAATACTGCGTCCACGTGATCGCGCCGGACGAGTTCATGTATGAAGAGCGCCTTGCCAGCCTGTCGGCGGCGACGTTCCTCGGACACACCAAGCAGATGCCGCTCGGCGACCTGATCGCGATGGGTATCGACGAGAAGAAGGCGCGCAAGCTCAAGTCCGGCAAGCCAACTGAAGAGCAGGATGATCGCTTCGAGAATGAAGGCGACGATGCTGAGTGGAAGGACGATGACCTCGCCCGCCCGGTGCAGGTCGACGAGTGCTATATCCGCTGCGATTACCAGGGCAGTGGCACGCTCGAATGGCGCAAGGTCCTGATCGGCGGCTCGCAGAAGGATATCCTCACCAACGAGGCGATTGACGACCACCCCTATTCCGCGTGGACCCCAATCCCGATCCCGCATAAGTTGGTCGGACTTTCGATCCATGACCTAACCATGGATATCCAGAAGCAGCGCACCGCGATCAAGCGCGAGGGCATGAACGCGCTGTATCTGGCCAACCGCCCGCAGCGCGAGGTGGTGGACAGCCAGGTCAACATCGACGACCTGCTCAACCCGACCGTTGGCGGCATCGTGCGCGTCAAGCAGGTCGGCATGGTACGTGAAATCCCGTCAGGCGGCACGGGCGTGCTGAAAAACGTGCTGACGATGGACGAGGCCTTGGCTGGTGAGCGCGAGGCCCGCACGGGTGTGACGCGCTACAACCAGGGCATGGACAGCAACAGCCTGAACAAGACCGCGACGGGGATGAATATCATCTCCTCGAACTCGCAGCAGCGCCAAGAGCTGGTCGCGCGGCAGTTCGGTGAGTTCCTGAAGGACATTTTCAACAAGCTGCTCGCCCTGGTGTCGCAGCACGCGGATCCCGAGGAAGTGGCCCGGCTGCGCGATAAGCCGTTCGTGCCGTGGCCCACCGAATATGACACGACCGTCAGCGTTGGGCTTGGCACGAACAACAAGGACCAGATGGTCGGGCACCTGATGGCGCTGGCCCAGATGTACGAGCGCGTGATCCAGTTGCAGGGCGGCGTTCAGGGCCCGCTCGTGACGGTGCAGAACATCTACGAGGTGCTGAAGCGGCTGCCTGAGGCGATGGGCCTGAAGGGTGACTTTTTCACCGCGCCGGATGCGCAGGGCGAGCAGCAGCAGCCCGAGCAGCCGCAAGAGGATCCGATGGCCGAAGCCAAGATCAAGGCACAGGCCGAGGTCGAGAAGGCCAAGATCAAGGCCGCAGCGGATATCGAGATCGAGCGCATGAAGATCGATGCAGGGATTGGCCAGCCAGCCCCGCCAGCAGCCCCTGTGGCGCCTCAAATGGGTATGATGGCATGATCGATGCAGAGGCCCGCGCGGAACACGCTAAGCGGCTTCTGGCGGACACCCTGCTGACCGAGGTATTCGACGCGGTGGAGGCCGCTGCGATCAATGTTTGGCGGACCACGTCGGTTGCGCAGGCCGCAGAGCGCGAGATCGCCTGGCAGAGCCTGAAGGCCGTCGAGCGGGTGCGTGGCGCTTTGAGCGGCATGGTCGACAACGGGCTGATCGAGGCGCGCCGCGCCGTGCAAACGAGTTCCCGCCCTTAGTTCTCCAAACGCAAATTAGCTAATTGCAACCATTCCAGATCGCCGCCCAGCTTCTCAATCATCACGCTCAGGCCAGCTTCTAGCGGGAATGTACGAATGCAGGCCCACTCATCCGGGTACCGGCTTTGGAACGATGCGCACGCCATCATCAGTGTGGCTGCACTCAACGGGATAGGGTCTCTCTTAGGCATGAGTGATCCTAGCACAAAAGTTGGACATGCCGGTCGAGATTAACCCGGTAATCAAAGGAAAACCATCACATGACAGATACGGCGACCCCGGAAACGGGACCCGTTGACGCGCCCGCGTCCTTCGACAGCGTAATGGCTGAATTTGAAGCGGGAGGTGAAGCCCCTGACGATGCCGTTGAAGGCGTCGTGCAGGAACTGGTCAATGAAGCCGAAGGGAAAGGCGACTCCGAACAGGAACCCGCGACCGAGGACGATGCGACCGAAGCAGCCGACGCCGACGAGGCGGAAAGCGAAGCCGAACAGCCCGAGGAAGGCAACCCCGACGAGCCGACATACACGGTCAAGGTGAATGGCGAAGAGATCGCCGTCCCCCTGACCGAACTGCTCAAGGGCTACAGCCGGACGGAGGACTACAAGGCCAAGACGATGGCTGTGGCCGACGAGCGCCGCGCACTGGAGGCCGAAAGGTCGAAGGTCGAGACGACCGTGAAGGCCGAATACGCGAACAGGCTTGAGGAAGCCACAAGCATGATGGCGCAGTTCGATCCTGTGCTGGCGGAAGCCCGCAAGATCGACTGGAACGCCCTGAAGGCCGCCGACCCCGCTGCTTATGTGCAGGCCCAGGATGCCGTGAACGCACGGCTGAATGCCATCCAGCAGATGAACACGAAGGTCGCCGAAACCCGCCAGCAAGCACAGGCTGCACAAGCACAGCAGGCCGAAGAGGAGCGCGCAACGCGCTTCGACACGACGGCGAACAAGATCGTGGAGGCGATGCCCGAGCTGGCTGATGAGGCCAAGTTCCGGGACTTTGCATCCGGTGCGGTCGAGTTCCTGCGCAAGGACGTGGGTTTCAGCCAGGAAGAGATCGCCGATGCATTGGACGATCGTGTCCTGATGCTGGCGAACGATGCCCGGCAATGGCGCGCCCACAAGGCCGCTATGGCACAGCTTCCTCCCAAGAAAATCGTCCAGAAGTCGGCGGTGAAAGCCCTGACCACGGACGGCGCCGGTTCGCGTGCATCCACCCCCCGGTTCCCCGCTCGCGCAGGACGCGAAGCCAAGGCGGACTGGGTCGCACAAGCAATCCTTTCAGAGGAATAGAACATGGCAGTTCCTACCAATACCTTCCTCACCTTCTCCGCAGTGGGGAACCGTGAGGATCTTCTCGACAAGATCACCAACATCAGCCCGACCGATGTACCGTTCACCTCGATGATCGAGGAAGCGACCACCAACGGGACGTTCCACGAATGGCAGACCGATGCTCTCGCCGCCGCCGCCGGCAACGCGCAGCTGCAGGGTGACGATGTCACCTTCGCCGCTGCCACCCCGACCGTGCGCGTGGGCAACCGCACGCAGATTTCCCGCAAGGAAGTAATCGTGTCGGGCACGCAGGAAGCGGTCGACAAGGCGGGTCGCAACAGCGAAATCGTCTATCAGATGTCGAAGCGCCGCGACGAACTGAAGCGGGACAAGGAATTCGTTCTTTGCTCGAACCAGGCCCCCGTCACCGGCAACTCTTCGACCGCTCCGCAGCTTCGTCCGCTGTGTGGTTGGTTCGCCACCAACGTCGATCGTGGCTCGGGTGGCGCCAACGGTTCCACCTCGGCGGCGGCAACGGACGGTACCCAGCGCGCGCTCACGCTCGCGATGATCACCACCGCCCAGCAGAACGCATGGACGCAGGGCGGCAAGCCCGGTTACGTGATGTGCGGGCCCAAGCAGCGCGGCAACCTGACCACGCTGTTCGGCAGCGTCGCCACCAAGTTCTACGCGGTGGAAGACAAGAAGATGGTCGCCACCATCCAGGCGTTCGAAGGTGACTTCGGCCTGGTCAAGGTGGTGGTCAATCGCTTCGTCCGTGGTGGCCAGACCGGCGCGGATCGCGAAATCTTCCTGCTCGATCCGTCGCTGTGGGCCGTGGCGCAC